GATGTAGTTCAAGATGATAGTGGGTTGAACATTGTTGTGTGCTTGTCCTCCTCCTGTTGGAAGCGTAGTCTGACTTGCTCCTGTATTACCACCAGACGCATCACCACTTTCCAAATACGGTCCAGATTCATTAATTTGACCACTATCGTGAGTGTGACTTGGCATCTCAGATTCGGTAAGGGTGTGTGTTTTCGTATCTGCAATCGCACCATTATTTTCACCAAGTGTATCAGCAGTTGCACCTAATAAACTCTCACCAAATCCAGCAACGACACGACCTCTTAAATCAGGTAAGTTGAAAGTAGTAGCACCGTCACCTGCTCCGTAAGTCGTACCTATAACTCCAAACAAAGCAGCTTGAGCCGTTCTGTTAACAAGACTACCATCACACAAAGCGTAACCTGTAGGAGCTGCACTTCCAGCAAAAGCAGACACAGTTCCTGTAGGTACAGTTTGTAGATTCGTACCGTTTACTTTGTAGTCACCTGTGATGTCTAGGTTACCATTACTATCTAATGTAGCTAAAGTTCCAACGATTCCGCTAGCACCACTAACATTTGTAAAGAGAAAATCTCCGTTACTATCAATAAATAAATCTCTAACTTCGTCTGTAGCTGCGTCATAAGTTAACCTTAATCCCGGTCCTTCTGCTNCTCGCTTTATATTAATATTAGCATTAGAGATTAAACCAGTTACCGTGTAAGCTTGTGTATCGTTTAATTTAGCAGGTGTTACAGCGTCGTCTTGTATATTAGAATTTGCTACAGAATTTACTGCTAACTTAGGATTCGTAACGCTGCCGTCCACTAAAGAGTTTGTACCTACTGTCCCTGCAACCGCTACTCCAAACCCACGTTGAATAACAACTATGTCTTCACTGCCCGTCATGTTAGGGATGATGGTAAGTGTATCAGTGCTTGGGTCTACAGTGTACTCAACAGTTGGTTCTTTAATCAGTCCGTCAATACTTACTTCATAAGCTGTATCTCCTAAGACTTCAGCTCCTGTAACTGTGTAAGTATTATTAGTTCCAGATATAGCAGAGAATACCCACTTGAGTGGAGGTTGTGTAGCACCAGTAGATACCTGAGCAACTTTGTTATCTAAGTATACCTTCGTTACTGCGTCCGTACTATCAACAGCTGTACCTACATTCTTTATACGTTTAGTCTTAGCGTCCCACTCAGTACCTCCGCTTTCAATCTGTAACGATTGATCGTTCAACTCTGCAATCTCTTCAGCTAGGTAACGGTTGTGACGATAAGCTAAGTCGAGTTCAGCCTCCGTTAATACAGAACCATTCACGAAGTCTACAAGGTTCACGTTAGGAGCACTACGTCGTCTTACTCGTACAGAAGCTGCAGCACTTAGTCCTGTGTCTAGTACGATCTTAGCGGTAGGTGTAGCTACAACAGTAAAATCAGTCGTACCTACGCCGTCTATCTCTACCTTGATGTGTTCGTCTTCGAGGTACGGAAAAGTAAAAGCAAAGTCAGTTTGTCCTTGGGTTCCTGCGTGGTCTATGTATGTGACAGCCATGATGATATATATTATTAATTATTGAGAGAGAAGAGCAAGTTAGTTTATGTTGAATGGTAACATTAATTCTTCAAGTTTAGATGGCACTTGTTGCTCTTGGTATTGCTCTGCTGGAAACTCAGTTTCTTTAGCTCCTAGTTCAAATTCCCTTCGTTTTTGTAATCTTTTCTGATAATCAGCTTCGGATTCCATTGATGATTTAGGTTTAAATGGTTTATTTAATTCTTCCTTAAATTCCCCCCTAGACTCCACTTCTCCCTCTAATATTGGAAACTCTTTTTTAAGTTTAACTAAAGCTGCGTCCCTGTATACTTTAAAAACATTCCTAATAATATTTATTCGTTCATCATCTTTTTGCTCTTCACCTTCAGGTAATGCAGTCTTAGGTGCTCTTCTTATATCTGTTTTATAATCAAAGCGACCAAGTGACATATAACCACCACCACGAGCTAATTCAACAAGAGCTTCCTTCATGGTTTTACCTTTTTTAGAAGGTGTAAGAACTGAACTTAACTTCATCTTATTAGCTATTTCCTGCCAGCGTTCAAAGGCATCTTGTTGAGTCTTTGGGTCTCTTATTTCTTGTAAATCAATACCGTTCCATTTCGTAGTACCACCATTAAACTGAGGTGTTACACCTAATTCTATACATACAGCATAAGCAGCTTCTGTAATCTTTGCTTGATAGGCTGACTCTATTTCTTCGTCATTTAATTTCTTTCCTTTTTTATCACCTCTTAATTCTTGTGCTACTGTAGATTTAGTAATCTTAGGTATCTTTAGTGATCTAAAACCTGTTACCTTATCTATTTCGATATACTTATCAATATCCCCCTTCTGATTAAAAACACCGAAGGGAGATAAAATACTTAAACCACCTCCTCGTTGATCGCTAAGACCTCGTGTTTGAATGTCTCCGAATATATCTCGCATAGGAGGTACAAGTTTAGAAAGACCATTCATCCGTCTAGCTATTACCTGCATTAAATTATTGTTTTCTCTGATAACATCATCAGACATATAAGTTAAAGCATTTTGAGCTGACGATACGGTTTGTCCGGCTATGCCTTTTAACATCCTAAACGCATGGGCTCTTTGTACTTCACTGTCAGCGGTTGCTTCAGTTATTAACTTCATAGCATCTCCTAAGTTTTTATAGTAGGATTTGTTAGTTAAGTTATTTGCTAAAGCTAACATAAACACTCCGTATAAATCTCTAGCTTCTTCCCGCTGTGCTACAGTACCGTTTGATAAACTCTTCATGTCCGCTGAGACGCTCAAAATAGTGTTGAACGGTTCTAATGCTGCCAGACTAACAGCTTTCATTTTACCGGGTCTAGTAGGATCAGCTATACGAAGGGTGTACTCAGGCATTCCTGTTACAGTCCTGATAGCTTTCTTCATTCGCCAATCTTGGCTTTCAGTACCTACAAATTGCACGAGACCATCCACTCCTTCAGCTAACCCGTAAGCAGTTAACAATATACCTACACTGGATATTTGCTGTCCTCTAGCCCTAGCTGCTACAATCGGATCATCACTAGCTAAATCTTTAGCAGTCTTAGTCCAAAGTCTTTCAGCTACTCTAGGTACATCTTTAAGAAAGGGAGTTCTGTTAGCTACGGGTATTTTATCGATAGAACGGCTTAAACTTAATAGGGGGCTAGTTACAGCAGCAGCTCCTCTTTGTATATTTCTACCTGTACGCATGAACGGGTTTAAAACTACATTTAAAAGAGGGTAGGTTCTTATGAATTGTTCTATGAAATAGTTACCTTTCTCCAAAACATTAGGGTCTGCGAACTCACCTATTTCTTCAGTGAATGTTACTTCCTTCAGGTTGCGTTGTATATAATTAACAAACTCACTAGTGTCTTTATTCCAATTCTGTTTAACAAAGTTATCCATGTAGGAAGCTAAGTTCTCAGGAGCTACTCCTTCCTTGTCTGCCATTAATATAGCTTTTCTTCTAACTTGGTCTTCAGTCATCAACTTACCTTTAGATTCTGTAAATACTTGACCAACAAACTTATCGTAGTATTCCTGAAATGTTCCTACTTGCTCTCCTTTTTCTACAGCTTTCTGGTAATCTATTTCGGCCTTAGCACGGGTCATAGCGTGGGCTACGTTCAACCTAGTTCTAACATCTAAAGCAGCCATGCTTGCACCCGGCATATCGACACCTCTACCTACGTTTTCAATAGTAGCACCTAAAGGTCCAGAAAGCCCAGTACGCTCCATCGAGAAAGAAGATTTACCGAATCTTTCAAAGTGAGTTTGTAAATCAGATTCGCCAGACTTAAGAGCTTTCAATGCTTCTTTATTAGCGATAGCTGATAATGTACCGTAGGAAGCACCTACTCTTTGCCAAAAATCACCAGCCCTTTGCCATTCTTGTTTGCTAATTCCTTCTTTTGTCCAAGGTAAAGTAGCCATGAACTTAGCACCTATCCAACCATTCATTACATTGTAGTTAGACATAACGGTGTTAGATGTAAGAACTTTAGCGTGAGTGACCGGGTTGTTTAACATCTTAAAATATATAACATCCCTCGCCATGTCCCTTATTTTGCTGTATGTAGTGGGAGCTCCCCCTGTATAAGGGTCTTGTAAATAAGGTATCTTTCTATTTGGGTCTAATGGATCATCTAAATATTCCTTAGCTTGTTCTTTCCATGTTTTTTGAAAAGACTTCTGTTGATCCGTTAGTATTTGGTGTACTTCAGCTGTATCGTCAGCTTGTTGAATTGTTTGTAATAACTTTTTTACAACTTGTATATCTCCAAAAGTTTTAATCTGTTCATCAAGTTGTTCTTCTGTAAGGTCTTTAGCTTCCTTTACATCTTTAACAAGCTTCCCTTCCAAACCAGCTAACACTTTCTTTTGTTGTTCAGTTAATATATCCTTGGTGTACTTCCGTGCCTGTAATAACTTACCGGATTCTGCACCTGCTTTCTTCCAAGCTAATTGTTGTGGTATTAATTTTATTATACTAGCAGTTGCATCGTTAACTACATTAATATCATTTAAATCAGCGTTATCTAAAAACTTTATTAGATCATCATAGCCTTGCACCATAACAGCACCGTTAGCTGACATGTGTATGCCCAATTTTCTAATAGCGTCTGCAACTTCAAAGTTATCTGTTACTTGAGCAGAGTTTAAAACAATGCCTAACTCTTGACTAGCTTTAGGTCCTAACCTTCTACTCAATTCGTTTTGTACTTGTGCTAAGTATTCCAGTTGTCCAACACGACCACCCTTTACATTCTTTAGGTCTTGGTCCATTGCTTGCGTAACAACATTTAT